CGTCTCACTTGGTTGCCGACCAGGGTTTCTTCGTCTACAGTAGCACCGTAATTGGCACACATGTATGAATGACCTTATTGACATGATCCAAAGCGACCCTGAGTTGTGGGAGATCGTGGAACAATTGAAACACCAGGATGATAGCCTGGAAGATTTTTTGTTAAATGTAGCTAATATGTTGTCCATTGAGTTTGAAGAGTTACATCGTACGGACTTGGCCGACAAATTATCTGCTTTGTTTGGTGGTTTGCCTCCCAAGGCTTTTGCTCTTGTTCCCACGCTCATCCATATTGCTCTTGACATCTTCCTGTTGAAAGCAATCCCCAACCACCAGAGCATCAGGAATTGAGAAATGCAAAGAGGATTTGTGCTGTGTGATGCCGACCTAGCCCATGTGCTGTGTCTAAATCCCGAGCGTAACGGCTTTCAATTGGAAAGTGTTGATGATACTAGAACACTGAATCGGGCGCTGTGTTTGCATGACGTTACCGAGGCAAAAAATGTGTACACACGAGTGGAGGCACATGCAGGTGAGGAGTTGAACCTGGAAATCGTTAATGTTGCCCGCCTCTACAAAAAGTTCTTCTAATGACACGTTACGCAATTAGTCTGAACAAAAAATGAAATGGATTATTGATCTGGAAACCAATGGATTGCTCCACAAGCTGGATCGCGTCCATTGCTTGGTTTTGCGCCACGTGGAAACGGGTGAGGTGATCTCGTGCGCAAACCAACCAGGTCACCCCAGCATCGAGGCAGGCCTTGACTACATCGCAGAGGCAAGGCAACTGGTCGGCCATAACCTGCTAAAGTTTGACCTACCCGTTCTACGTAAACTGTACCCCAATCTCATACTAAGACCGGATTGCGACATCTACGACACCTTGGTAGTTAGCCGGCTGTTGTTCCCGGAGATTGAATCTGAGGATGAGTCTAAGTATTCCCATATTGAGTCTAAGTACAAGGGGCGCCATAGCTTAGCCGCCTGGGGGGAACGGCTTGGTACATCAAAGATCAAATTCAAAGCTGAAACACCCCTGGAACCCGGCGAAAAGGTATGGGATAACTGGTCAGCAGCCATGCAGACCTACTGCGAAGGGGATACCCTGGTCAGCCTGGAGCTGTACAACTACATGTTGACCCAAGAGATCAGCGCCAGGGCCTTCGATCTGGAGCATGAGTTCTGTCGTATCATGGCGGAACAGGAGAAATTTGGGTTCCCCTTCAATGAAAAGGCCGCATACGCTCTCGTCAATGTACTCAAAGCTAGGCGGACTGAACTTGACGATCAGCTCCAGGAAGTTTTTCCTCCGATTAAAGAGGAACGAATCTCCGCTAAAACAGGAAAGCCTCTTAAAACTAAGATCACCGTCTTCAATCCAGGGTCCAGACAGCAAACTGCGGAACGATTGCAGCAGCGCTACCCCGAAATTGTTTTTGGATCTACGGAAAAGGGTAACGTCAAAGTTGATGATGATGTTCTGGAAAAATTAGGGGAGAAATATCCTGAAGCAAAAATGCTGGCCGAGTACCAACTACTCAATAAACGGCTGGGTCAAATTGTAGATGGCAAAGAGGCTTGGCTTAATCATTGCCGCGTCTACAATGATGGCCGCATTCATGGTAACGTCAATACAAATTCGTGTGTTAGTGGTAGGGTTTCGCACAGTAATCCAAACGTCTCTCAGGTGCCCAGTGTTGGTGCGCCCTTCGGTGCTGAGTGTCGCGCTTTGTTCTATGCCCCAGAAGGATGGGACCTAGTAGGTGCCGATGCTTCCGGTTTGGAATTACGGGCGCTGGCTGCTTGGCTCGCTTACTTCGATGATGGTGTTTACGCTGGATTGGTCAGCGATCCAAGCGTTGATATCCATGCCCATAATGCTGCGTTGTTTGGATTGTATGATCCCGCCAGTGGGAAAATCCCTAAAGCGGCACGAGATCTATCCAAAAGGTTGACGTTTGGCGTATTGTATGGCGCTGGGGTGAAGAAAGCCGGAAGTATTATTTGCCCTGAAGCAACTGAAGATGAACAATATAGGCAAGGGAAAGTAACAATTGATACATTTTACGTGAATTTGCCTGCTATTAAGCAGTTGAAGGATCTGATCGATCGGCGCATTACGCAGAATGGTCACCTCATCGGTATTGATGGCCGCAAGTTATTGATCCGCTCTAGGCATTCAGCGTTGAACCAATTGCTGCAATCTACGGGGGCGATCCTAATGAAGAAAGCTACCTGTATCTTCTGGGATACAGTAACGAAAGCTGGGTTGGATCCTGGTGAAGATTTTCAACCGGTGGGCTGGTTCCACGATGAACTCCAGGTGCTTGCACGTCCCCAGCATTCAGAATTTATTGCAAAGAGCATTGTGGATGGTATTCGCCAGTCTGGTGAATACTTTGAATTGAAGTGCCCGTTTACTGGTGAATACAGGATTGGTAAGAACTGGGAGGAGACCCATTAAAGCAAGCCTTGTCGCTTCAGTTCATTTAGTTGTTGCATTTCCTGCGCACGGCGATCCAATATTTGGCCAACGGCACTGCCACGGTTTTGGCGCACACCTTTATTCACATCTTGCATAGTCTTATCTGCTTGCCCAAACCAAGTCAATGGATTCAAAAGGTTGTATCCACCAGCAATTTGCGTATCTCCCGTGCCGCCGCCTACGGTATCATTGAAGTTAATTGAACCTTGGTTGGAAGCACCAAAGGGGGCAAAAGAACTGTCCGAATAAGAATAAGGACTAGAATCGGCCCCTTGATTTGTATAGCCAATATCGGTATTATCTTCTGGAGAAGATTGTGTGGCCCCCGAAAGGTAATCTTTTAAGAATTGGCTTGCCTCAGGAAATGCCACTTTGCTGTTGCTGTCTATAATTTCAATTCTACTGTTGATAAATCGTAATGGACGCCGGGTTGATCATGCGGTACGCTGGGTCCGTCCCACATATTTGCCATGGACGCCACAAACGAAAACTGCATCCGTGCTTCACTCCATGATTTGGACAACGAAGAGTTGCAGCAAATGAGTGATCAATTGACCAAATTCATTAATGTATTGATTGGTCGCCAGGTAATCATCGAGGAAGTGATCCTTGAAAGGTTGGAGGCTTCTTTCGCTAAATGACTAATCAACCTACAGAAAACCCTTGTATTCGAGAAAACTTTTCGTTGCTCTATACGGATGAACAATGGGAAAAAATGATAGCTGATCTTGAGCCGGAATGGGTTTTATTTAAGGAATCCTATGACAGGCTCAGGGAATTGAACTTTATTCAGAAGGCTGATGATGACAAATAAAGAAGAGAAGTGGCACGTTCGCTTTATGCGAATAGCGAATGAAATTGCTACGTGGAGTAGGGATCCTAGTACCAAGGTTGGCTGTGTTCTTGTTAAGGACAAGAAAATAATCAGCACTGGATATAACGGATTCCCGCAAAACATTAGTGATGATTTGAATCGTCTCAATGATCGTGAATTCAAGTATGAAGCAACCATCCATGCAGAAACCAATGCGATCATCACCGCAGCACTCCACGGTATTTCCACGGAGGGTTCTACTGCTTATACAACTTTTCATCCTTGCAGTAGGTGTGCTGCTGCTTTGATCAATGCAGGGACCGCCGAAGTTTATGTCAGCGCCAGGGGAGGAATCCCGGAGCGGTGGCTGGAGAACTTCTTGTTGGCTGCTAGGCTCTTTGAGGAGGCTGGCGTCCAGCTCCAGACAATCGACCATTGATCCACCAAATCTAAAGAAAACATGAACACGCTACTGGCAACCGGCACCTACAAGGGCGAGCATTTTACGGACAGCGGGTTGCGTTTTATGCAGGTTAACTTGCCCGGTCACAAGGGGAGCAGTGCAGAAGTCCCGCTTTACGTTGTTCCGAATCGGGCTGCAGGTGAAACATTCGATATATTCCAGCCTGGGGTAAAGCTATTGCTCAGCGGTCGGTTGTACCCCAATCGCCAAGATTACAAGATGTACTTGGTACCGAACCAGCCTATCCAAGTCTTGGGTGGGCCTGTCCTTAACGTGGTGCATCTTGCTGGGGGTGTTGGCTTCATCAATGAGAAGACACGGGAAGATCTATTGGCATTCAGTTTGATGTGTTCTGCGCCAGGGCAAACATTGTTGAACCATAATTGGGACGATAGTCTCAGTTTTAAGATGGTGGCATGGCACGATGATGCGCGGCGGTTGGAACAATTGATCCATGTTGGGCGCCAGATGGCATTGGAGGCTACGTTGCGTTATAACACTTGGACAGCAAAAGATGGGCAGGAGCGTGGATCGTACCAGTTTCATGTGCGGTCTGGGCTTTATAGCGTCTTTGGTAAGAATAAGAACCGCCAAGAAGCTACGGAAGAGCCTTCTTCTTCGGCTTCTCATGTGGTGAAACGTGCAGCGGTTAAGGTTGTTGATGAAGAAAGGATTCCTATGTAAGAAAGGTAAAGGGCTCATCCTTTAATTGGGCAATGCGTTATTAAAGGATGGGCACATAAGTTTAACTAATACAATTTGGGCAACTTGTAAGAAAAATTTACAGGTTGCCCATTTTTTTGTGCCCGCCGTGATTTAGGCTGAGACCAGCTGGCCCCTGACTGGGGTTGGCTTTGTCCAAAACGTACTCGAACAATGCCAAGCGTACTTGACCGTTATCTGAACACCGAAAAGTATCAGAATGTAATGCGTGATCTTGTCAATGCACAGATCCTCAATGACAAAAGCCAATCAGGTTTATTCCTGAAAGATACGGCACTCTCCCGTATTGGCTGGACCGGAACTGTAAAGCAGTTTCCTGATGCCAAGCAGTACACCCACGTTTATAACAACGGTGACAAGAATGACGGGATCTTTTTTAAGACCCCACGCATGATCGTGATCCATTGCGGTTTCCGTAAAGATCGTACATTTATTGAAGATAGCAAGGCAAGTGCTATTGTTGGCAGGTATCCTGAAGACGCGGCTATCTACGACAAGTGGGAGGAAGAGAACCCCGGTCAGTCCCACCCCTACCGCCGTCGTCGCCTGGTCCTGTTTTTCCTTGTGGATGCCAATGGGGTTGCCGTCCACAAGAAGCCATTGATCCTGTCGATCCATGGCGGTGCCTCCAACCTGTTCTGTGATGCCTACCAGAACTTCATTGAGCAACTGGAGTCTGCTTTTGCAGACGCCATGGGGCTGAAGACTGCTGCTGGATTTGACCCCAAGCAAACCGCTGCTGCGATCTTCACTCCTACGTTCGGTTCCCAGTTGTACGGTGGTGGGAAGGAAAAGAGCTGGATCAGCTACCCCGAGTCCTGGGTTATTCCTACCGCAAAGACCATTGGTGATTTTTTCCCCAAGAAAGAGGAAGATATCGACCTCATTGAGGAAATCTGGGCGACTTGCCCGGTCACTATTTACGCCGCCAGCTACTTCGCGCAGTGCGCCCAGGAGCTTGGAGTGCATGCCCTGAAGCCTGGTGTGGACCTGAGCCTGCCTCCGATCGAATTGAACGGTGGTAGCACCCGTGCTCTGCTTGGGGCCAGGGATGCCGATACTGGCGAAATTTCATTTTGATTTAAACAAACAACTACGGGCTGGTCAATTGATCAGCCTTTTTCCTATGCCAACACTATCGACAGAGCTTCAAAAAGCATTAAAGATGTACGGATGGGAATTTTACCGTGAAGGAGGACGCAACTCCATCTACACAAAAGATGGTACAAAAATGGCAGTTCCCAGGAATAAAAAAATGCATACAAAAGCTATGGCCAATATTTTGCAAAGAATTCGCAATGTAGGTGAGCAAAGCAAACGTCAAGTTGGGGGTGTATTAATCAAAGATTAAAATTTGATCTTGTGGGGGAGGTAACACTCCCCCTTTTTTTAGTCTTCGTATTTGGTTTTAATTGCTTGGCAATCATAGTCCGCGAGCCTACGCACAAGGCCACGGATCAAGCCTTGGCGCATAATTGCTAATTCTGCCAGGAGGATTGCACCTTTTTTAAGTGTAGCAATATCGGTTGTACTTTCTATTTCGTTTTTAATTTTGACGAGAGTAAATTCGTCTTCGATTGTTTTGGTGAAATCGTCAGGCTGGAATGGAACTTCAATCACCTCGAACCCCATTGCCTTGATGCGGACTACCCAGTAATCCTACTTCCAAAAAATCTTAAGTATTGTATCAATTTTTTGAGAGGGCTGCTGGTCCGTTGCTATGCTGTCCTGGTCCACACCACGGGTCCCATGGCTACAAAATCCCTCAGCGGCGGAAATGCCCACATCGAATCAAAGCCCAAGCGCACCTCGGTCGGTCAAGGCAAGCGCAAGCGTGGATCTTGGAAAGTGCAACGCAAAAAGCCCAGCAGAGGGCAAGGGAAAGGTTGACCTGTACTTGATCTAAACAAACACAAAAACATGGCTGACCCCACGACCTACCAACAACTTTCTGAATCCCTCGTCAACGTCAAATTCACAACTGAATTACCCGATGTTACGGATGATGAAAAGGATCGATTGGAGAAGTACATCGCAGCTTTAACTTCTCGCCAGGCATCTAAGTTTGATGCGATCGTAGACCTGATCAAGAGCTGTGATCGTAACATTCAAATGTTAGAAGAGGAGTTAAATGAAATCAAAGAGGCCAAGGATGCGTGGGTATCCAACAAAGAAAAGATTGTGCAGATCATTAAGCACGTCTATCAGCAGGGGTTGATCGACAACAAGATCAAGGGCAACAAGTATCAGGCTGTGATTCGTCGCGCCAAGCCTAAGCTGGTGGACAATTGGCAGCTATGGGCTGATGAAGATCAGCAGGAGTATGGCCTGGAGAAAGTAACAACTGTTACCAGAATCCGTGATGGCCACGTGCTGGAAGTCAAACAGGAGAAGCTGCCCGATAAAGATCGGTTGCGTTCTGATTTGATTGCCGATGTTCCAGGGGCGCCAGGGCAAGCACAATTGGTGCAAGCGTTTTCACTGGTTTATGAACGCAGGAAAACGCTTTAATACCGCTTACTTGTTTTTAGGTTTTGTGGCGGAATCTTTCAACGCTTTATCGGTCGGGGCACCTTTGCTTCCCGGTTTGCGCATGGTTTCGCCACTGCCTTTTTCAATGCGCTCGCGCTTGGCGTGAATGTTGTCCCAAAGTCCGGGATCACCTGGTTTTTTCTGTGGCATTTTAGTTAAAGTAACTAATCAACGCTCCTGGAATCGAACCAGGTACAGGACCCCTTGTCGGATTGCCTAACCATTTGGCTTAGCGTTGAAGTGTGGGTCCCTTCCCCACTGGGTTCATTTATAAGGTTAATGAACGCACCCCTCCGTTTAGCCGGAGGTACACTGATGATACGACGCCTTTCGGGCTATGTGCCCGACGCGGTACTGGATCACCGGTAATATCATAGCGTATTTACCTCGGGAGTCAACTCCTAACCAACTTCTAATTTTCTTCAAATTAGAAGTTGCTCTCCGCTTCGCGCCACGGTAAACTACCAACGTCCTGCCTGCCCTCCCATGGCCGATCAGTATTTCCTCAAGGATCCAGAAGGGTACAAAGTATCCTTTACGACAGTTGCCCAGGCCTACGCTTCGCTGATGCGAATCGTGGAAAACCACTGTTTTGCTTTTCAAGACATCGGGGGCAAGCAAGTTTACGATGTTACTGGGGATTTGCTTTATATTGCTAACCAACGCTACGAAGCTGCTAACGGCATTGAAAAATCTGACGGGTATGATCCCTGCGCTTTTGTTAACAAAAACGAACTGAAGCTTATGCTCGCGGAGGTTGTCCAAGAGTATTTTGCTAATGTCACACTTAAAGATGAGTAACCCTGTTTATAGTTTGCCGGTTGACGAGGACGGCACTATTGTCTTCCCCGATGAACTGGTAGATCGTCTGGGCTGGAAAGAAGGCGATGAGTTATTCTTCCGTGAACTTGACGATGGCAGCTTCAGCATTTCTACTGTTCCCTTTTCTCAAGAAGATCTTCCCAAAACCCATGGCAAAAGTTACCTCGGCCAACACCAAAAAGATGTTGCGTTACCTGACCCGGAATTATACCCTGCTCTTGGGGCAACCGATGATCGGTGATGAGTTTGCGGATGGCTACTGGAAATGCAAGATGGACCTGGAGCGCTATTTGCAACAGGAAAACGTGTTTTCAATGCTGCCTGAAGAAGAGGAAGAAGCCGCATAGTTATTAACTATAAAACAATAATACAAATCCGTCTCTCCTAGAATATAGGAAAGGCGGATTTTTGTTATGACGTTAGGTGAAAAATTATCTGATATTGTTGCCAACCAGATTGGCACGTGGCGCTTTGTTAGTATACTGACAGCAGCCACTGCTGTGTGGGTTACTTGGAATGTTTACGCGCCTAAGTCCAAACAGTTTGATCCTTATCCATTTGTCGCTCTCAATCTTTGTTATAGCTTTATTGCGGGTTACACTGGGCCAATTCTTTTGATGTCTGCTTCTCGCCAGGCAGAGGCAGACAGGAAGCGTTCAATTGAGAATTTAAATATTGATCGCATGGATCATGCTCACATTGATTCCATGCTGCATAAAATCCAGGCCATGGAAGAGTCTTTGGTTGAAGCTGGGCTCCAGAAAGAAGATCCTAGTGGTAGGCAGCCTGTAGCAGTCTGCTCGGATTGCGGATCTAAGTGGGGCCTGTGGTACAAAGATGGTGAGTACTTGGGCCCCGAAACACATTTTTCAACGTATAAAACGGCACGTTGTGGGGTGTGCAGCAAGGTAAAACCCTGCACCGAAGCACAGGATTATGGCAACTTACGGTTGGGTTGGAAGAGGGAAGTTAATTAAATCGTTTCATACCAGCTGAAGTCGGCAAGTACGTTACAAGTGCTTGTTACTGGGGTTATCATCAAAGTCAGTACATCGGAAACACCAGCAATAGTTCTCCCAAGTTGGAAATTGAAATTGTTAAGCCCGCTAAGGGACAAAGTTTGAGAACTTTGGATATATCCTGCTGAAACAATGTTGCCCCCAGTTACGGCAGTAGCTGTGATGTTGTAATCAACATTACCGTTGTAATGCGTAGCCCAGGTTCCGCCATTTAGTGTCGGATTTAAAAGCAACTGATAACGGCAAATATCACTAGAAGATGCAAGTAAGATGTTGACATCAGTAGGTAAAACTATAGAATCTAAACGATTTGAATTTAAACGGATAGAAGTAATTGGATAATTTGTACCTACACTTGGGCAAGAAATTGAGGCATAACCCGTGTCAACATTGTATCTACGGCTATAACCTTCATACCCTCCTTCTGAAATAACAGTACTACAGATTTGTTTTAATGTAGATGACGAGGCAACGGTCCCGGTGTTAAAGATTTCGTAGCGAAGCGGAAGAATTGCTGTTGTCATATAAGTTCTTGTTTCAATGTTATCGTGATCGAAACGATGTGCCATAACAAACGTTCCGTCAACAACAAAGCCGCAGCGAACACTGCCAACTCCCAACCACTCAATGTCCATCCATAGGATTTGAGTTTTGGTTACATCTATGGTTCCGCCAATTCCAGTACCGTCAAACTTGTCTGTATTCCACTGGGATTGCGGAATCCGTGTCTCTACCAGAGATCCGGAGGAATAGCTACGTTGAACAAAATAAAGTGTTGTTCCTTGCTGTTCTAAATAAATTCCATTCTGTGCTCCGTAATAACCGACACGTTGCGTTTGGTTTGTTTTGCCGGGAGCCATGGCAAATGTGCTCATAATGAGCAACGACTTGCCAGGTTGGTACGGGAATACACGTTTCGTTTCTCGTAGAACTGCATCGGTTGAACCCGTAGTGCAATTCAAATTGATCGTACTTTCATTGACAGCGTATGTTTTAGTTGCACTTCCTGTCAGTTGTGTATCCCATTTATCGTTTTCTTGGTAGCGATGTTGGCTGTCAAACAGGGTAAAAGGATTACTTACACGCAGTCGCCCAAACGCATCAACAGCTGGAGTTTTGTTTGCAGGTGCGCTACTTGTTGTTACGCTAATCGGTTGACCAGTGATTGCAACGTTTGTCGGCACTGTATTGGCAGGTGTCGTACTGATCGGCTGACTGCCAATGGTTACTGGCACTGATGTATTGGTTACGTTTACGTTTGTCGCCTCCGTGTTCATCGGGCGGGTCTTGATGATCTCGTACCGCAGGTTGTCGCCAGAATCTATGGTGGTTGCCATGTTGCTTTTGCTGTTGTTCTGAGTTTAGGTTAGTACACTGTAGTGGTACTCTGCCTCAACACCATGAGGGAAACCAAAAAAGTCCGCTATAAGGGCACCGCATCAGAGATCCTGCCCCCCATCATCTATGAGGGCTATGAGATCCGGAGTTTGCGGCATGGCAATACTGGGCACGTCCTGTACTACGCCCCCAGGTTGGAAGATTTGGAACCGCATTGGTGCATGGATTTGCAGACTGCCAAGAACGGCGTCATCAAATTCCTTGAAGCACATTCAAGTAGTAGTAACGTAAAATCAGAAGAGTAACTTGCAGTTTATAGGACCAGTGGTACTACCGCTTGAGCATAGTAAAGATCTGATGGACGATTTGGCTTGGCAGATCCATGAGTATCTTCTTTCGGAGGCTACCGTGTTCAACGGCGGCCACCTGGTCCTCATTCCAATTACAGCAATTGTTAAAAAATTTGAAAGAAATCATCGTACAATTGCCCGCAGGCTGACGGTGCTCAAAAATGAGGGTCTGCTTCAACCCATCATCAAGAAGGACACTACCACTCTGTATTGGGTAAAAGAACAACTTGAGGATTGATGGCTATCCAAGACCCCAATCAACCTAACCACGTAGAAAGTCTTGTTTGGTTGCTTAGTAGCCTTACGGACAATGGAAAAAGCCTGCGTTCATTCCTGAGTAACCCCCAGGAGTTGGGCGTTTGCATCTTGACGGCTGGTCTGCTTGCAAATAGCAAGTTAAGCATCAGCCCTGATGACGCTATTGCCGTTGCCCTGGAGACCTACGCCAAGGTCCAAGTGCATGTTGGTCATTACCACCAGGCAAAATTCGCTGCCAACCTAGAGGGAGTGTTTCAATCCGAAAAGCCCCCTAGGTACGAAGATCGCCCGCCGGAATTGGAACACGATTAACTTGACTTAGCCAAAGTAAGCGCGTTTAATTGTTTTTGAATAACTTGACGTTGCTTTGAATAGTTGCTTTAATACAGCAAATGCTTTTTCTGGATCAGTATGACTGCCGCACGTGAATGCGTCTAGGTTTGCATATTGAAGTTCTGGCCAGGTGTGGATACTGATATGCGATTCCGCCAGCAATGCAAATGCTGTGACGCCTTGTGGGTGAAATTTATGTGAACCAATCTTCAGTAACGTTGCACCGGATTGCATCGCTGCTTCTCTAAGAGCACTACAAATAAAGTCTTCATCATTTAGCAGGTCAGAATTCGCGCCGTAAACTTCACCAATACAATGTTTACCTTTCGCGCCCGAGGCCTGCTCCATCTTATTTTTGCATGGTTTAGCTATTATTTTAAAGCCTAAACAGCTAAATGCTTGGTTTTGGCCACAAAATCGGTTATTATCCGATCATCCTCTTCTCCCTAATGCCCCCTGCCGTCCTGGATATCACCGCAGAAATCTTGGAGCGGGTAGCGGAAGAACGCAAGATTCACCCCTCGTACCATGCCGATGCATCGTATGAGCAATTCTTGGACTATCGCAGCGACGGAAGTACCAGGGTTGAGATAAATGGCTCCCGTCACTACCGTACACCGTACGGGCCACTTGGATCAGTGACGACAATTCTTAGCGCCACGGGGGGCAATAAAGCCGCATTGGAAAGGTGGGCAGCGAAAAATCCAGGTGGACGAGAGGCTGCGGCGGCTAGGGGTACTAGGGTCCATAAATTGATGGAAGATTATCTCACTGATGTGGATCGCAATCCTGTCATCGATGATCCAGAAATTGCTGCTTTTTGGCAGGGAATGCCAGAAAAATTGGATAATTTTGAAAGAGTTATTTGGGCGGAAAACCCAGTGGGCGGCAACTTTAACTGGACGATTGGCGGTGATGGAGTCAGTCGTGTATGGCACCCTGGTGTTGTAGAAGGTAAAATTCACGGTTGGGCTGGCGCACCTGACATCGTAGCCGAATGGAAAGGCAAGACTGTGCTTGGTGACTTAAAAACCAGTAATGGCCTTTATTTTGGAAAATGGCCGGGACCGGATACACCCAAGAGCGAATACGGAATGCGCCGGGCTGGTTTTATGAAATATGCAAAATGTTGTAAACAGATGGCTGCTTATGCTATGGCATTGGAACATACTTGTGGCATTAAGCCAGATATTTTGATGATTTTGGTGGCGACACGCGAGCGTCCGCAAGTATTTGCAATCCAGGGTGCCACCATTGAAAAGTGGAAGACCAAGTGGTTAGAAGACGTAGACAAGTATTACAACGAATACCTACCTTCCCTTAACGCCCCTGAAATTGAGATGGAAGTAGTGGACGGTGACCAGGCGCAAGATTCTGCAGCGTAACGTAAACATATAGAAAATATGCCCGATTCTCCCCCTGTTCAGCAGTCGGGAACTGGGCTAAGCTACCCCTAACCCCCTTACCGTTGCCATATCCCCCTGTGAGCGCCACCGCGACCCGTGAGCCCCGCCGCCCCCGTAAACACCTCCAACCCGGTGAAATCAAGCTGGATTGGATCCCCGTTGATTGGGCATTGACCCCATTGCGGGGGAAGAAAGCATACCTTCCTGGGTGGACCACCAATCCATTGACGGTAACTCAGATCCAGAAGGAGATTGAAGAGGGGCGGGCTACAGGTATCGGGTTGTTGTCGGGCCAATTCAGTAATGAGTATGGACTGATCTGGGTTGATTTTGATGGGCCGGAGGGGATTGAATTTGTTGAACGGCTTGGTGGCGGGCCAATTATTTCAATTTTTCCTCCAACGTTAACGATCGCCAGCGGGAAAGAAGGTCGCATGCGGATGCTGTTCCGCGTTAGTAATGACAGCATTGGACGGCTACCTGAACGGGCCACGTTGAAACTGGGGGCGGCACCGTTTGAGATGTTGTGGTCAAGTAGGCAGGGTGCTATTTGCGGTGCACACCCTGAGACGGATGGCTACCGGACGACAGAGCATGGCGGGTTCGAATTTGCTGCATCACCACCGGAATTACCGGACTGGGTTTATGCAGAAATTGCAAAAGCATATCCAAGTACGAAATATCGGAAGCGTGGTGTTGGTGCTACGAACTTCATCAACCAGAATATTACGTTGAATTATGACACTGATTCTAAGTATCATTTGGAATCAGTAATTGAGGATGCTTGTACTTATCTTGGTGCAATGAATGTAGAGCGTGCTGATGATTACCACGAATGGGTACGCATCGGCATGGCACTGCACCAAATCGATGACAGCCTGTTGCATGCCTGGGTGGCGTGGTCATCGCAATCTGATGCGTTTGAAGATGGGTGCTGCGAGGCAAAGTGGGCTACGTTTGAACGGTTGCCTGGTGGGCCAAACCCTGAGGGTGGGTGCGGCCTGAAGACATTGAAGGCTATTGCGAAGGAAGATGGGTATGTGGATCTCGGTGGTTATGCTGCGCCATCGATGGAAGCAATCGTGCAGCGGGTGAATGCACAATTGGAGATTGATGAGGAGGAAGCAGAGGAGGATGATGATGAAGAGGAATATGGCGAGAATCCTGAGCATTTTGCTGCTGGTGGCGTCAACCGTAACGCCCCTAAGAAAGGACGGAATCCACCCTCGTCGCAGCTAGCGGATAATCTGTTTCCGTTGATGTTACGTGATGGCTGGCGATATGACCCGCAGTATGAGAATTGGTTGCAGTATGACGGCGCCAAGGGGATTTGGCGTAAGCAAGCACATAGGGAGGACTTTTTGCATAATGTGCAATTTCACCTCAAGATGGCGGAGTTGCCCGGCGGCTACAGCAACAACCTTGTTAATGATGTTGCCCTCCTGTTGCGTGGTTTTCTGTCCTGTTCAGAATGGAACGATGACAGCTCCCTGCTTGCTTTTTCCAATGGTGTCCTTGACCTGACCAGTAATGAGTTCAGTGATCATAAGCAGCAGAATTACCTTACTTGGGGTCTTGATTTTCCGTATGAACCTGCTGCTGAACCAGGTCCCATCCGTGATTGGTTGTTGCGTACACAATACGGTGATGAAGATCGCGTGCAGGTATTGCGGGCTTGGTTGCGGGCCTGCTTAGTTGGTCGCGGCAACGAAATTCAACGTTTCCTCGAAGTTATTGGTCCCGGTGGTCGCGGTAAGAGTACCTTCACTAACTTGTGTTGCGCCATGGTGGGGGCTGGTAACTTTGCCAGTAGTACGTTGAATCAGCTGGAGCAAAGCCGGTTTGAAGTTTCGGCATTGAAGGATAAGCGTTTGACGTTGATCAATGATTCGGAGCGTTATGGTGGTTCTGCTCAGATCTTTAAGGCGTTGACGGGTGGTGATAACTTGCGATATGAAGAGAAGTTGAAGGCTATTGGGGAGCCGTTCGTTTATGAGGGTATGGTCATGGTGGCTGCTAATGAACCCATCCAGACCAGTGATCCCACCAGTGGATTAAGCCGCCGTCGCCTCACAATTGAGTTCAATAGGCCGCTTTATAACAAGAGTAGTGAAGCCAAAGATATGATCAAGATTAATAAGGGCAGTATTGGTGGGGTATGGAAGGATTATTTACCGGGCTTGGTCAATTGGGTATTGGAGATGGGTGAACGTGATATGCGTCGTTATTTGCTGGATACCAATGAGTTGGTGCCGTCACTGCGTAAGGTGAAGAATGAGATATTGTTGAATAGTAATAACTTGGTGGATTGGTTGCAATCGGAAGTTGTGGTGGCACCGGAGAATGTTGCAGCCATTGGCAAGAAGATTCCGGCTGCAAAAGATGCTCAGGAGCGGTATTGCAATAGCAGCCATCATTTGTATCCGAGTTATGCAGCGTATTGCGAAGATACGGGTAGTAAGTCGGTGGGGCAGCGGCGTTTTGTTGCACTGTTGATGGACTGCTGCAAGAACCAATTGGGCCTTAATGATGTCTTTACATTTTCGAAGAAGGGTCGCGCCTACGTGAAGGGTTTGGCGGTACGGGCTTCTGATCAAAAGTTTAAATCACATGGAACAATTCTTCCTGAGGGTAAAGAAGAGGAATAGAATAGTGTTATATTTTGCTGGGCTTGTTAGATGGATAAGCAAGTCCTCATGCGTTATACAGGCAACGCCCTGCTATTGATTGGTTATGGGTTTTTGTTGTTTGCTGATCAGCGTATCGGCTTGCTTTTAAGGATTGCCGCTCCGTTTTTGTTTTTGCCTTCCTGTATTCGTTTGAAGTTATACGATATCTTGTTTTTGACAGGTGTGTTTTTGTGTTTAGATATTGCCAAGCTGGTTACGTTATTGCGCAATTAATGTCAAATTGATGCGTTTTTGTGCAATTAATTTTATTTTTTGTCAAAAACCTGGCCCTGGGTCTTTTCCTGTGGCTACAATTGCACACGCCCTTTTGTAGATCCATGAATTGATCTTGCCGGCTGTTTCCAGTGCGCTCTTTACCTTTTCCCAGTTATCCTTGGTTTTTTGATCCATTTTGTTTATTGCGTTTGTATTACGTTACTCGGATCTGTAGTACAGAACCGTTGCGGTAGATACCATTGATTGCTACGCCGCCAGATGCTGCTGCGGTGTCATTAGCGTAGTTGCCGAGGCCAGCCAAGTTTAGGGAGCTTGGTGTTACGGTTCCGGGGCTCGGGGTGCCGACATTAATGGATTGGCCTAGGGCGACGATGAAGCAAGTCAGCGATGCTACTGGCGCCGTAGTGAAAGTAATTTGACTGCCGCTTACAGTGTAGTCAGTGCCGGGGCTTTGGATGACGCCACCAAGGGATACGATGAGCTGCTGTGCGCTACCTGGGGTGTAGTAGTAGATGGATCCACCAGGGGGGAGGGCAAGCTGGAAGGTAGTGGTACTGCCGTTGAAACCACTGGTGATATCTTGCAGTTTTGCTATGAATCCAACGGTAGGTGCAGACCCGATGTAAGCCATGTTAGTTGTTACTTCTACCCAGCATAACAATGATTATAGCAGTCAGTCATCGTCTTTGATGTGCACCAGGAGGGCAAGGACTGTTGTGAGGGCGCTTTCAAATGCTTTTTGTAGGTGGTCGTCGTAACTATTGCATTGTTCTTGTATGGTTGCATTGATTTTGACGTAACAAGATACGGCACCGATTAAATAGATGCTAAATTGAATTGCAAAAAGCCCTGCAATACAGTGAAGTACAAACTTTTGTGCGTTGAAGGGTTTCATTTGACTTTTTGCTTCTTGACAACTCTAGCTTACAGCTCCGGCATTTCGTATTCTTTCGTGGTGTTGCAATAGTGCTTGAAGATGATTTCGCTTGTGTTTCCAGCCCAGGCTGCTACCTGCGGGACAGGAATGCCTGACTCAATCCAATAACTAATTGCAGTGTGCCGACAATCGTACGGTCTGTACAAATGTGAAATTAAACCTTCTTGGTGTAAAGGTTGCAATTTTTTACGGAAATAACTTTGAAATGCAACTCGATCCCAAGGAAAGATAAAACGTTCATTATTAGCACAACGATTTAATATTTCGCGGCATTTGCTATTGAGTGGAACCCAACGTTTTTTATTTGTTTTTGTGCTGTCTTTAAGGCCATGGGTTAAGGTGTAATTTTGATGGACCAATATTTTGTTTTCTTTAATGTCTTTCCATTCCAAAGCACGTACTTCCCCTGTGCGCATGGCGGTTTGCAGCATAAATTCCGTATAAGCCGCCCAATCAACACTACGGTATGTTCTTTTTTGGGCTAATGCGTTGATTACAATGTCTACTTCATTTCTTGGTATAACAACAATTTCTTCATCTTTTTGCGGTGCTTTTGGCATTTTAAAACTTGCCAATGGATTCTTGTTGATGTAATTGATATCCTCTTGCGCCGCCCATTTGTACATTGTTTTAAGGTACATCGCCACGCGCCTGGAGGAAAGCGTAGGTTTTTCTTTTAGTACCCACATCATTATCTTTTTAGCTTCTTGAAAATCTTGAATGGGGCAGCGTGCCAACCATTTCCCAACTTGATTGTAATCAGAAGTTAAACTTGTTGGGCACAAAGAAATAGAACGTTCTTCAACGAAGGCGTTCCAGAGTTCTTCTAAGGATATTGGCATTTTGCCGCCCCTAAAGGCTTGGTTTACACTACCCAGGGTAAGCCCTGTGCCTTGGTGGGTGACCGTTGTTCGTCAATTTGTGCTTGAAGTGCGGTTTCAATCTCATTGATTTTTTCAGCACCGAATTTATCTTTGACCCAACCGATTACGATCTCTTTGGTCAAGCTGGCATACGGAATCATTTGCCCTTCTGGACGCTCCAGGCCAAGGCTCCCGTAAGATCCTGCACTGTAGGTACCATCATTGGCATTAATAGTGTAATGTACTGTAAAAACGCAGCCGTCCGAAGTTTCACGTTCTAGCTGGGCAATGTCCCAGGTAAAAGTGGTTGCGGAAGTGTTGGAGTTGTCCATAGGTTGAGATTAGCATGAGTCAATAGTGGCGTTGACTACGCGCCCTTGAGGGCAGCTACATCAGCCTCCAGGGTTTCGATGCGGGCGATGGCTTCCTGCAACGCAGCCGTCAGCAGGGGCACCAGCTTGGACTGGTCAATGCCTTGGTAGACGGGGTTGCCGTCAGCATCAACGGCATCCTTTTCGCCAGTGACACATTCAGGGACGACAGCTTGCGCTTCGTGAGCAAGAAAGCCATCAACTGTGCGGTCTGGGTCGGAAATAAAGTTGAAGCGGCTAGGCTTCAGTTGTTTGAAGCGGGCGATGCCATCAAGAACTTGGGTGACGTTCTCCTTAAGGCGGTAGTCGGATACTATATTATACGCAACACCTGAGTTAGTTGATGAAATAGTTCCTATTGTTGTTCCCTGATATGTAAATATTGCGTGATAGTTGCCAGTAGTATTGTCAAGTCTTGTCCTAAGAGCTGCGTATCCAGAATTATCCGCCGCTGACATATAAGCGCAAACAACGTTTACGCTTCCTTTGGCTTCAAAAATAGGTTTTGTAGATTGCAACGAGTCGGTTTGATTAATATAAATGCTGCCAGCATTTGTAATCCTCATCCTCTCCGTCGGGCTTGACTGACCAGATAACGTAGTGGAGAACACTAGGCGGCCTGGCATTGAGCTGGAGCCGGGGGCGCCGTCTGCGAAGCCTGTGATTTGCGCGGCTTGCACAAGCTGGGCTCCATCTGCTCCTTGCCAACTAATTTCACC